CGCGTCTGTCATCATTACGCGAAACGCTTGACCCATGGCGTCGCCAATGGCCCGCCCGACTTTTACCCAAGTAGCGGCGGCCTTGTCCGCCTGGTCGATTATGGCTTGGCCGTAGGTCGCCAGGCGTTCGTCCTCCGCGTCCCACATTTCTTCCTCTGCCAGGGCGACGTCCTCAAAGTGCATCGCCAGGGCGTCGGTGCGTGCCTCGATCCTGGCGTGCCATTCGTTCTCCAGTTCGGCGGAGTTTGCGGCGATGGCCATGTCCGCGTTCATTTCTGCCAGGGCTCGGACCTCCGCCGCCCGTTCGTGCAGTGCTTTGTACTGCTCAAGGGTGAGGCCGCCAACGAGCGTGGGGTCTGTTCCATCTCCGCCGCCGGTGCCCGTGTCGGCCAGGGCCTCCATCTCGTCGCGCACCTGGGCCACGGCCATGGCCAGGGGCGAAATCCCGAAGGTCTCCACGTTCTTGAAGTGTTCTTCCAGTTCCACCACGCGGTCCAGCGTGGACTGTGGCAACATCAGTCCGTTGTATGCGTCGAAGTTGGCGATCAGTCCGTCGATGCGGCCCAGGGCGCCGCGGACATTGTCCACCGTTAGGTCCGCTAATACCTGCTGGTTGCTTGCCGTCGCCGTCAGTTGTGCGTGTTGGGCCTTCAGGGCTTTGGTCCCGGCCTCCACTTCTTTGGTCCATTGGCGTTGGGACTCTGCGATCTCGTCCTGGTAGTTTCGGGCACGCTGGATCTTGCGAATCAAAGAGACTATGCCACCCACGAATATGGCCACCGCGGCGACCACCACGCCGATGGGGTTGGCCAGCAGTGCGGCGTTCCAAGACCATTGCAAGCCAATGACCGTGGAGATCATGCCCGCCAATGAGACCAGGGCGGGCATCATTAGCCCCACGGCCATGAGCATGGGCCCAATCGCCGCGGCCACGGCGGCAATGATTAACAACCAACGCTTGTTGGCGTCGCTCAAGTTGCCGAACCAGTCGACCATGTCTTTGATCTTTTCAATGTACGGCGTCAGGGCCTCCGTAATTAGTTTGCCGAAGTCCTCCGACAAGTCGCTGATAATGTTGGCCAGTTGTTTGAACGGTCCGAGCCCAGCCTTTGCCGCCGCCTCCGCGGATCCGCCGTATTGCTTTTCCAGTTCGTCCAGGATTATGACCTGGGCTTCGGCCAGGTTCCCGGTCTCCACCAGGGACTTGATCACCGCCTTTTGATCGGCGGAAAACTGGATCCCGGCTCTGCTCAACGCGGTGAGGTTGGCCACCGGATCGTTCAACGCTTTGCCCAATTGTATGGACGCACTCTTTAGGTCGCCATCTAAACGGGTGGCCAGGTCCAGGGCGATTTTCTGTGTGCGTTCAAAATTTACACCTGCAATATTGGTAAAGGTTAGCAACTGGGCGGTGGCGTCCTTGAGGATTTCCTCGTCGCCGAAGATGGTCTTCGCCTGGAGGTCGGCGGCCATTTTTTGCAACTGCTTGGACGTGAGACCGACGGCGGCGCCGGTGGACTTGAGGCCCGCCTCCACCTGTGCGACGGCCTTGGCTTGCGCGTCAAACGCCTTGACCGAGGCCACGCCCATCAGTGCCAGGGGAGCGGTCAGGCCCATGGTCATGGAGCGCCCGGCCTTTGTGGCCATGGCGGAGATCTCCCCGAAGTTCTTACGAAATAGTATGCGCGACTTCTTGAGGGAGTCGTTCAGTTTTTTCGTCTTTGCAACGATGTTAATATTGAGGTCCTTACTTCGCGCCATCTTGATTCCTTATCATTGCCAGGGCGACGCGGTTGGAGTGGTTGCCCTTTTTTGTGGTTGTCTTTTCCCACGGAAAGGTACAAAGGTCCGCGGGTCTTATGCGTTTGCCCTTTGCCGTGTGCGGCTGCAATCCTATTGTGGCCATCCACCGGGCCCGCTCCCAGGCCGCCCGCTCCCGGTCCGTAGCTTCGGCGGTATACCCCGCGGCGGCATACTGGACCTCCTCGAATGTCGCGGACCAAAACACCAGGGGCACCCAACGTAGGCGCCCCAGGCACAACTCGGCCAGGTCTTCAAAATTTACGCCTCCGCTTTCGGCGTCTTTTTTGGCTTCTTGGGTTCCGGTTTTTTTTTCACCACCGTTCCGAATAGTTCGGCAATGGCCGTCGTCAGGTCTTCGAGTTGGTCCAAGGTGATCAAGGCCAGGAACCCGTCGAGGTCGTACACGAATTTGGACTCCTCAAACTCTGCACCGGACTTCGCCATGAAATATGTGAGCGTTCCAATTTCCACAATGTCGTCCGTCAGTTTGGACAATTCAATGCCCTCCACCTTCGCCCGCTTCAGGGCCTTCATATCGGCTCGCAATACAAACCGCTTACCGCTGAGGTTTAATATTATCACGACTGTACAAACGCGAATGTAGGCCAGTTCAATTCAAAGGATCCCGACAACTGGACGTTGTCTTCCGTGCCTCCGGAGATGTCCAAGGAGGTGAGAATGCCCGTGGCGGTAAATGTGGCCTCTATGGTGCCATCTCCGACGGCGCCCATTTCAAAGGTCACCGTGTCGCCGTCTGTCATGTATCCCGTCAACAATAGGAGGTCGTTGTCTGTGAGATCTACGAGGCCCGAGAATGAGGCCGACGCGGACTTCACCCCAGCCAATACCGTGCGGGCGGCGTTGGTCGAGTCTTTGGTAATCACTTCGCGCGTCGATTGTGCCAAGGAGATGGAGCAGTCCACCTGCAAGGGGATTGCCGTTGGTCCTGCGCCGTGCTTGATGGTAAACAGTGTGCCGTTTAGTACGCTCATTTGTTCGATGTTTTGCGGCGGTCACCAGTGACGGCCGTTATTATGCGGTCCAGGACCGCGAAGATTGCATTGTCCCGGTCGGTGGGTGTGAGATTCACCACCACTTTTGCCAGGGCCAGGGCGGCTATCAAAAGTTCGCCCCAGTTTGAAAGTAAAAATTCAACCATGGCCGCAAGTTAGTGCACGCGCTCGACCTCCCAAATGGAAGACGTCGCAAAAATTGAACCCGAGATGGTGGAGGCATCGGAGCATTCCACGGTGAGCACGTCGCCCGCTGCAAACCGCTGGGTAATAATGAGCGTCGCGGAGGCCAGGTCCGACCCGTTGGAGTTGTCAATGAAAGCGTGGGCTCCGCCCGCCTCCTGGACCCCGTCAATGGCCAAGGCGATGTGCGGTTGGGTCTTATTTGTCGCCGAAGAAAACACCACGCAAACCGTCACCCGGTAGTATGCCGTCTCGCCGATGGTCACGTCGTGGTTCACGGTTGAGAATGCCAGGTCCACCCCGACCTGGTCGTCGTTCGTGTCGAAGGACATGGTGCGGGGGGTGGCCGAGTTGTAGTCCTCCTGGGACGCTCCGCCGCTCAAGACGGCCGCGGACATGGACGCCCGGATCCATTGCCACCGCGTGGCCAGGTATCGAAAGTCCGCCGCCTCGGCATAATCCAGCGTGGCCACGACGCCGTCGATAGTCAGCGTCCCGTTGGGGACTTCTATTGTGGTGACCACGGACTGGGGCGACCCGTCCACCTCCTGGATCGTGAGTGTGTTATTGGTGCCCACCAGGGTCACCGCCGGCGCTTGGCCCACGCGCTGGATCCGGACCGTGTACCGTTGGGCGGTGACGTAGATTTCGCGCTCGTCGATAAAGTCCACGTCGGCACCTTGGAAATTTATGGCCTGCACCTCCACCCCGGCAATGGTCCCACCGTTGCGGTCGAGGGTGTCACGGACGGCCACGCCCAGGTCGATGGCCACGGCGTAGTCCTTGGCGACGCAATACACCTCGACCTCTGCAACATCCAGCGTCGACGTCGAGGCCTTAGTTGCCGTGGGCGCCTGGTTGGTCACCGTGTACGCGATGTACGGCTGGTCCGCGTTGACGTCCGCCCGCTCCGGGTATATGCGCGAGGCGCAAATATCTGTTACGGCCGTGGCTCCGGTCAGTAGTGAGTAGATGGCTTTTCCTATTTCCATAGTTCCATGATTAAACGGCCGTGGTTGTCCAACATAAGTTCCTGGAGTTTGGGAATTGTGGTCGAGGCGTTGCGGCGCCAGAATCCTTTGTTGCTGCTGGTCCCGCCGAAGCGCTGGTCACCCTCCTCGATGAACGGCGCATAATACCCCTCGGTCTTCACCACCCCCGGAGGGTTCACCAGGCGCTTGAATTTCTGCACGGCCATGGACTTGGGCGCGATCAAGTACCCGACGCCCCAGTCGTGGCGTATCACCTTAATGGACCGGCGAAGGGAGCCCCGGGCGATGTTGTAATCGGGGCCGTCTTTTCTCCGGACCCTGGACATGACCGGCGACCGCTTGATTCCTTTTTTCATCATGAGCGACCCGCGCCGCGCCAATTCCTTGTGGACTTTGCGGACCTTGTCTCTGTTCACCTTTTGGTGCCTGGCCACATCGTTCATGGCGTCCAAGATGTCGTTCATATCTCGGGTGGAGGGCATGGCCTCAAGCATCTTCCAGGAGTTTGGCGTAAATCTTCAAGCCATCCAGGCGGCCTATTTCCTCGGTCCCTTGCACCGCCCAGATTTTCGAGTCGTAACGGATCACATCGGCGGAGTCCACGGTAAACAATCCTCGCGGGTGTCGAATAATGAACACGGCGTCGGCCGTAGAATATAGCTGGTGCCCGGACACTTTTTCGCCCGCCTTGCCAGCGTACACTACGTCCGCCCAGGTCGTAGAATATGCCGCCGCCGCCAGGGTGGGGGACACTTGGCCGTAGGCATCCACAGACGTTTGGTATGCAACCAACTCGATGCGCCGGTCCATGCGTTCGAACTTCATACCGCGAGGATTATACGGTGTGGAGCCAGTAGGGCTTCGACGCCCAACTTCAGGCTCGACGAAATGGTCCCGACCACCTCCGCCTGGCGGTGCTCGTACCAATGGCCGACCAGCAATTTCACCGCCGCGGCGATCGAGTCTGGGACGTTTGCCACGGTCCACCCCACGGTCAGTTCAATATGCACGCGGTTGTATGCGTCGTCCTGGAGCGTCGGTTGCTCCATGAACTTGACCAGGCCAGGCCGGGAAATTGTGTCGACGTGGTAGTCGGCGGCGGGCATGGTAACCTTGACGTCTGAGGCATCGTAATATTTTACCGCGGTCACCTCGAAGGGGTGTGCCAGTATGGCCTCGGTGTTCCAGGCGTTCGCGTATGAAATGCCGGTCCTGGATCCGATTTGCCCGAGCGTGTAAGACTCCACCCACTCACAAGCGGCATCGCGTAGCGATCCTATGAGGGTGTCGTCCACCGTGTGCTCCACGCGTAGGTGATCCTTTACCGAGTCGGTGGAAATTATGGAGGCGTAGTCCGCCGTCGCGGTGGTTCTGAATTTTGCCATGGCTGCAAGATACGAAAAGGGCGGCCCTTGTGAGGCCGCCCGTTTCAATTAGTCGTGGTCGACCGCTTAGTACGTGGCCGTGGCCAACAGGGTCGCCTGGCTCAGTGCCGTCGCTTGGCGGACTTCGGCGTCGAACCAGCGGTTGACGTGCAGAACGATGTTCTGATTTGTCATCTCACTGTATGGGTCAATTTCCAGGTCGAGCCCGCCGAAATATGCGAGGATCAAACCCTGGGCCCAGTTCCCGAATACCGCCTGGCCAGTTGTACCGGCTGAGTCTACGAGGTAGGGCGTAGACATTGCCCGGTACCCGTTGAACGAGTTGGTGGACAAGTCCCAGGTGGAAGAAACGGCGTCGACGCGTTCGCTAACTTTTGCCAGGGCATACGCCGCGGGGCTGAAAGCATAAGCACCGCCGGACAAGTCGCCGCCCGCTCCAAGAACGGCGGCCTCCATGTCAGCAGCAAGGGCACCGGTAAGGGCCGTGCCAGCTACTGCAGTAGTCCCGGCCAGCACCTTGTCGAAGGCGTAGTCGTCAACAAAGGCGTTGATGGATCCAGCCAGGTCGCGAGCGATCATTGCGTCGACACCGGGGCCTCCTTGCATGAGGAGTTGCTTTGAATAGCTGGTCTTGGCGCCGGCACGGTTAGGTGTCAGCGTCAGGGCGTCCATGACTTGAGTCGAGGCCGTAGCCGCCGCCGTTTCCGCCGCCGCAACAGATACCGCCGCCGTGGTGATACGTGGCAGAGATAGGTTGCCGGTGGCATTTATTACCGTCGTTCCGAGTTGCTCGACCACCGAAGGGGCGCGGAGCGCGTCAATAACGCCAGGAACTACCGTGGGCACAAAGCCCACACCGGATCCCGTTGTGGCGGAGTGCTCGTCGGCATCACCCAGGGCCCGGGTCATGGCCTTGGTGGGGATGCCCACCTGGCCACGCGTTCCCGCTCCTGGAATATTGTTGAGTTCTCGCGATGCCTCCTGCTGCCATTCCAATTCTGCGCCCGTTAGGTGGCGGTTATTGGCGACGCAGGTTATGGCACGCGTCAATGAGAAGGACTCGTTGATCTTGTCAATCTCGCGTTGCTCTGAGTCCGGACCATTGGATCCGGTGAGGTGGCCCGCTGAACTTGCAAGGCGCTTGCGCATTGCAGCCTGCTGGCTTTTCACCTCGATCTGGCGGTCCAATTTCTCGACCTCTGAGGCCATGTCGCCGGCGATTTCAACTTCGGAGTCGGTGATGTCCCGGCCCTCTTTTTCGATGGTGTCAAGGAGGGCTAAATGCTCCTCTGACTTTTGGGCGCGGAGTCCGCGCAATTCGTTTAGATTCATAGTAGATTCTTTATCTGGTGGCAATTTACGAGGTGCGGGGGGCTTGTCAATATTTTTTTCATCCATTCGTGCCGCGGCGCTGGTGGTGCTGTACGAGGGGTACGTCACGAGACTCACATCCAGGAGCCGTTTCACGCGTGTTACCGTGTGCAGTTCCGGGTCGTTGGAGTCTTCGTCGCGCGTAATGTCCTGTTCCCCCATGTAGAACGCAAAAGAGCATTGCGAAATGTCGCCGCGCTGCACCAGTTTGTGAACGTCGCGGGCCTCTTGTGTGTCGGCCAGTTCGGCCACGAATTTCAAACCCTTAGAATCTACCGATAACGAGAGCGTGTCGTTGGTGGTCCTGGCCAGTGGCATCCCGTCGTGGTTAATAAGTAGGCGGACGTCGTCTTCCAGGACGTCGTCGAAGCACCCCGGCGCCATTTGCTCACGGAACCACCCGATGTCGGTCACCTCGTTGAACACTGCGGCGTACCCCTCCACGCGCAATGCGTCGGAGTCACCTTCGGCCCGTACCTCTGCGACGCGCGATTCTACGCCGTCGCCGTATTTTTCGCGCAATTCGGCCGCGCGTTTATTCACTTGTTCCTTCATCTTGGGAAATTTTATCTGAGTAGGCCCCGAGTCGATCCAGGGCAATTTGGTTGATCTGTACGGTGTGAACGGATCCACCCTCGCAGGGGTTGAGGTTCTCGCGTTTGCGGACCTCGTTTATGTTCATCCACCCGTTTTGCAGGGCGGTGGTGTAAAATTCGGCCCGCGACTTCATGTCAGCGCGGAACAAGTCTTCGACTCGAAAGCGTGCGAAGATGTTGGGACGCTCAAACCCTGGAATAAGTTTGCGCGATACCTCCTGCTCAATGCGTCGCATCCAGGGCACCAGCGAATTGCGAAACATCAACTGTTGCTGCTCCACGTTGTTGTAAGTGGTTTGGCTGTCGACGTGAATTATTGCCGGGGCCACGTCGAAGATCCGGCAAATCTCGGAAGACTGGAACGCCCGCGTGGCTATGAACTGCGCCTCCTCCGGGCTTATGGAAATGCGGTCGTAATAGAACCCCGGCGGCAAAACTTTTGTGCCCCCCGACTTCGTCGCGTCGTTCCAGGAGTTTTGCAGTATGGCCATTTGCTCGGGCTCGATCGGAGAGTCCGAACGCAAAACGCCCGTCATGCGCCCGCCGTTGCCGAAATACGCGGACCCGAAGTCCTGGGCCGCTTTGGTCAGTCCGATATTGTCGCGGTGCCGGCGTATCGGTGAGGTGCGGTGCAGGTTGGTGATCTCCAACATATCGAGGGCCTCGACCATTCCAACGCCCTGGACCTTGTACACCACGGCCCCGGCCGCTTCTCGGCGCTCCACGCCCTGAACGGGTACCGGGTGCATTGCCACGCCGTGGCCGGACTGGTCCCGCTCAATGACTGCGTAGCCCATGCCGTAGAGTGCGGCCGAACTAATCACTTGTTCCCAGAACTCGTAGGACGTTTGCCGATCGTTGGGCTCAATGGCCGTCAGTTTGTGGGCGGGGTGATCCAGGGCCACTCGCACGTTGTCGCCCGTCTGTGCGTAGACCTCGACGCCCAGCGACGCCAGGGTGGTGGCAATCTTTGAGACGCAAGCGTACACCGTGGAAAGCGACATGGCCACCTCCTCGTTGATATTCGCGCCCGCCTGGGTCCCACCGACCAGGCCGGCGAAGTATGCCGGGGGGGTGCCGTCGTAAACTCTGAACCGCAAAAATGCAAGCGGTTTTTTTCTCCAGTGTGCCATCGGTCGCAATTTACGAAAATGACCGCACCCGTCAAGGTGCGGCCATTACAAACCAAATACATGAACAACTGGGCGATCTTCAATCACAAGCACCCGTGGTCGGGCGAAAGATAGGCACCGGCGGGCGGTTTACAAGTCGACCACAATAAATTGTTCGTTCGTCAGGGGTTTGGGGGTTTTCATCCATTCGCCCACGGCCATGGCCAGGGCCACCACCGGGTCGATCTTGTCGTCTGCTCGGGCCTTGTCGGCCTTGATGTTGCCGGCCGGGTCCATCTTTAACTCCACATTGGCCAGGGCCCACCGTAGGACGGGGTCGCCGTCGTGCCGGATTTTTCCGGTCATTATCAGGACCTCTAATTCCTTCATGGCCGGAGACATTGAAACGAACCCCTGGCCGAAGGGGGCGAGGGGCGCGTTGTCGTCGGTGAGATCCACGGCAATCTGGGTGGAGTTGTGGCGATCGAAGGCCAGGCGCTCCAGTTTGTGTGTCTTCATCCAGCACGACGGGTCGAACTGGTGGCCGGCCGCCGTAATGTACGTGCCGGTCACTCGGCGCCGAATGGCGGAGTGGTCCGTAACGTTGCCGTGTGTCACGTGAAAGTTGGGCAACTTGATAAACTCCCGGTATATATGGCCGGGGTTCTCTTGAAGTACGAGGTCCACGGTGGCCTGGGGCAGCCAATACTCGCACCGCACATCGACGGTCCCGTCGTCCTTCGGAAAGATCACCGCCAGGGCGGTGAGGTCTTTCGTTGCGGCAAGGTCCAGGCCCGCCCAGCACCGCGCGGAAAGGGGCCGCACCTCTTTGCACGCGGTAAAGTGTTCGTCTCGGATCCAAGTTGCTGAACTGGTCACCCACTCGTTGCAGTGCTTTGTTCTGAACTCCACCTCGGCCGATCCTCCGAAATTTACGGCCTGCTGATATTGACGGTCCAAGGCGGAGCGTTCCAGCGTGGATCCAAGCGAGGGGTTTGCCTTGGACCAGTTCTCAGGGTCCGACCAGTCGTCGCCATCGTCCAGTTCAAATATCATAGTAAACTGGGCGTCGTCCGTTTTCACCCCGTCCAAGATCTCCCGGCACGTTCGGTGCAGTCGATAACACGGCCCGGTCTTCGAGTGGCCCGCCGTGGTGATCGTTAAGTGCAGGGGGTTGGTCCTGGACTGCATCCCGGACTTCAGTACATTGAATACGGCGTCGGTGGGGTGCTCATGGTATTCGTCAATTATACACGTATGCACGTTCCGGCCGTCCAGGGTCTTGGCATCGGCGGAGAGGGAGGAAAGGCGCCCGGAGAGTTGCGGCGCCTCCACTTCGTACTTCGTCGTAGTGAGGTGCCGCGAAAGTATGGGAGAGCGGCGGACCATGCGTATGGCTTCGTCCAGGCAGATTTTTGCCTGGGCCCGAGTGGTGGCCGCCGTGTACACCTCGGCCGCAGGCTCCTGGTCAAAAAACAATGCCACCAGGGCACACCCGGCCATCATCGTGGTTTTCCCGTTTTTACGGGCCACGGCTATATAGGAATAGTTGAACCGCCGCGTGCCGTCTTCGCGCCTCCACCCGTAGAGGTTGGCAATCACGAAAGTTTGCCAGGGGAGCGGAAGGAAAGGTTTTCCGGCGTGGTGCCCGACGGTATGTACAAGCGCCCGCTTGAAGAACTCGAGGTAGGCGTCCGCCGTTTGCGAGTCCCAGCGGAGGCCGCGATCCTGGCCGTCCTCCAGATCACGTAAAAATCTCGAACAAGCGGCAACCTCATAATGGCCGGCGACCACGTCTCCGGATACCACGCGCTGGGCGTATTGGATCGCCTCATGTTTCAATTCTTGAGGTTTAGCAGGTCGGACATTTCGTCGAGTTTGGGCGCCGCCCGCTCTACTAATTTGCGGGCCTTCGGGGTCATGCCCAGGTCGTTCAAAATACTCTGCAAGCGTTTGCGGGCCTCCACAAGCATTTGGTGTTCGGGGCGATGGCGTGAATATGTGTCGCCGCTTTTCCCCATCACCCTGTACGAATACCCGTTCGCGGTCACGTCGGCCTGGAGATCTTCCACCTCGCACCAGGTCGCCGCGGCCATGTCAATCAGTTCGGTGTCGGTGGCCTGGATCAAACCGGCCTCGTCCAGGCGCTTTGTGATCTCGGCCAGTTTGTTCTCGTGTCGGTCTGTCATGGCGTGAATTTAGGGCGGTCCCCTTTTGGT